GGGGCCGTCGGTGGGGATCTTGGGCCACCCCCCACCCCGTCACGCTAGGTAGCCAGGGTGGCGAGCCTTCTTCGCTCTGGCCTGCCGCTGGTCGCGCTGCTCGAGCTGGACGGCACGTGCCTGCCGGCCCGTCCTTGAGCGATGGTGTGCACCACAGAGGGAGCGCAGGTTGCCTGCACTGTGGTCATCCGGGTCACCTATGTGGTCTACGTCTGTGGCCATCTCTGTACAGCGTGCTGTTGTTGAGTCCTGCCACACACATCTATGACCGTCCCGGTCTAAAACTGCGGCGCGTATGTTCTTCCACCCCCGGGGTCTGGGGACGGTGCGCCATGCAGTGGGGTCGGGGGCCCAATGTTGCTGAGGGTGGGGGGTCATTTCTGTGCCCCCCTTTTTTGAAGGGTGCCCCCTCTAAAACGGGGTGCCCTGTCAGAAAGGCACCCCCAGGGGGCGCTGTGTGGCAGCGCCCCCTTGTGGGGCTAGTAGTCGAACTCGCCGGCCTTGACTCCGCCGATGAACGCATCCCATTCGGCACGGTTGAACGTGAAGAATCCGGCTTTGGGGTTCTTCGAGTCCCGGAGGTGGATTTCTTCGCCGTGCTGGTGGGTCTCGACGCAGTTGCCGCTACTGCCCGACAGCGAGCTGGCGGTGTAGGCGACTTCGACGCAGTTGTCGGTCCACGGGCCGGACAGGCTGGATTTGGTCCAGGTGAGGTCGGCCATCAGATGACGGGCTCGGCCGGAACCTCGGGGTCGACCGGCGGCACGTCGCTGCCGTCGGCGTCCCCGACCTCGGCGTCGAAGGCGTCGAGCTTGGCGTTGAGGGCCTCGAGGGCGGCGGTTGCCTCGGGGGTGAGGTCGCCGATCTGGGCCTGCAGGGCTGCGGTGAGGGCGCGGACGTCGTCGATGAGGTCGGTGACCTTGGCGTCAAGGCCGGCGATGGCGTCGGTTTCCTGGCTCACGAGAGCCTCCAATCGTTGCAGTGCGGTGAGGATGATCGTGAACGCCGCGAGGCTGCCGTCCGGTGCACTGCAGTGGCACTGGCACATGGTGTGGAACCCCCCGAGAACACGACGAAGCCCGGCACCTCGTCGAGGTCCGGGCTTTGGGCAGACTGATGGTCGGCGTTCTGATCATGCGGCAGTTTGGGTGGTGTAGTCAAGCCAACCCTCCGCGCCGCAGGCCCTGCACATTCGGTAGATCCACAGGTCGTCTGGGCTGGCGTCGTGGAGGGTGGCGACGCGGACGACGATGGCGGGGACTCGGTAGTGTTCGCCGTCTTGTTCGATCATGGTTGTGGTGGTGGGTTGCCACACTTCGGTCGTGTTACCGGTGGCGGGGTCGTGTTGTTCGGTGCGGGTGCGGCAGGCCCAGCAGGAGGCGCCGCGGAGTTCGCGGTCGGTGAGGTCTGGGGTGAGTAGGCCGCGGATGCGGTGGGTCCAGCAGGTGGTGCAGTCGTCGGGGGTGACGTCGTTGCCGCACCAGGCGCGGCGGCGGATGAGGTGGGCCATGGGTTCGTTGTCTGCGGCGGCTGCAGCGACGCGGCGGAGTAGGCCCGGGAACGGGCCGTGGCGGTCTACGCCGAGGTTTCGGGCCCAGCCGTGGGTGCTGGTTTGGATTCGCCACCAGAGGTCGATGGCGTCGGCTGAGACGGGTATGCGGCTGCCGGGGACGGTGCGGCCGCCGCGGCCGCCGTTGGATTGGGCTACGGCGTCGGCGAGTTGGTCGAGGAGGCTTGGGGCGCGGGCGGTGTAGAACTTTTCGGGTGCGCCGGGTAGTGGGTGGATGCGGAGGGTTTGTTGGCGGATGAGTTCGGCGACGGCGTCGGCTACGTGGATCACGCGCCCTCCTTCGGCTGGTCCACCAGCACCTGGTCGCCGAGAACCTGAACGGCGTGGTCTGCTGCTGCGGCCAGCTCCTGGCGTATCCGGGTGATCGGCCCGCCTGCCCGCGTGGACTGGTAGGCGTCGACGGCCTTGGCGAGAGCGGCGAGCACGAGGCGGTCTCGAGCGTCGGCCTCCGTCGGATACTCGGACGCCAGCGGGACGATGTCCGCTTCCACGGCCGCCTTCGCTGCTTCGACGACGCGTTCGGCGTCCGCCAGCCGACGTTCAGCGGCGATGGAGCGGGACAGGAACGCCTTCTCGGCCGCGTGCACTCGGTCGATGACCACGATGGCCTCAGCGAGATTGGCCTCGGCTTCCGCCAGCCGGGCAGCGAGAGAGTCCCGCTCGGCCTTGACCGTCGCGTAGCGGACGTGTTGGCCGTGCTCCCGGTACACGTCGGTGGCGCCGAGGTGGTTGCGAAACAGCATCGACCAGCCGCCGCAGGAGCAGCGCAGGGCGAGGCCGGTCTCGTCTTCGGCCGCGATGTGGGTGTCAGCCGTCATGGTCGGTGTCCTCCTGGGCGGGGAAGCGGAACGTGTAGTCGACCGTTGTGGGCCGGCAGCGTTTCGGGTCGTGGGGCAGGCAGTCGTGGCGGCGTTCGAGCCACAGGCCGTAGCCGCCTGCGCCGACCAACAGCCCGCCGATGGCGGCGATAACCGCCAGGGTGATGATCACGCGGTGTCCTCCTCGGTCGAGATGGCGGCCCACGGGCCGAACTGGACCTCGCGCCGAAGCACGGTGCCGGGGATGTCGTAGCCCTTCCGGACGCGGAACGCGATCTCGCCCTCGGCCAACTCGCGGCGTAGCAGTGGCGCGGTCCACGTCATGAAGCCGCCCTCGTCACGGGGATGCCCGACGGTCCACTCCTCCCGCGTCTCGCCTCCCGGTGGCAGCAGCAGGCCGGCATCAGCGCTGACTTGCAATGCCGCGCGGGCCGCCTCGCGGTAGCTGCGCCAGACCTCGTCCACGTCGTCGTAGCGGTACCGGTCCACGGCGGCGATGGTGCGGGCCACCAATTCCTCGGTTTCGTCCGTCCACCGCGCGCTCACGGCGCCTCACCGGTGCCGTCCACAACCTCGGTGAGAACGACAACGGCGCATCGGAACGCACCCGCTTCGTTCTCGTCGATCGCCGGGTCTAGGAAGGCATCGAGCTCGTCGTCCTCGTCGTCGTTCGGGCGCCACACGTACCAGCGCCACTCGGGCTGCTTGGTCCGCGCTCGGACGTACGCCGCCCACTCGTCCTCGACGTCGGCCCGATAGCGGCCGACGAACGGGTCGGTGTCGTAGCCGCCGTTGAGGAACCACTCCTCCTCCCACGCCTGCTGGATGACGAGGTCCCAGAACTGCTCGTCGGCGAGCGTTGCGAAGAACGGCTCACCTGGGCCGGGGTGCAGCACGACGATGCCGGGGCGGTCTGCGTCGGCGTCGCCGAACGCGAGGAACTCGGTTGGCTTCGGCTCGCTCATCGGTCGGTCTCCTGGGTGTCGGTGAGGGCGGGGGCGAGGGTGTCGGCGAGCGCGTTGAGGCCGACGTAGGCCAGGTGCTGATCCCAGCCTTCGATGTCGGCGGTGTCGGCCCAGTCGCCGCAGACGCACAGGTTGTTGCCCAGGGCGTCGGTCTGGTCGGTGATGTGGTGCCGCTCGGTGGCCTCGGCCACCAGGTCACCGGTTTCGGTGGCCCGCAGCCACTGGGCGAAGACCGCAGCGGCCGCGTCTGCCATGGCCAGTTCGACCTGCCGCTCCGAGTCCATGCCGGACGCCTCGAACGGTTTCGTGCTCAGCGCGTGGCCGATCGCGTCGGCGAGGAGGGTGCGGAGGTCAGGCATCGGTGCCTCGCACTGCGGTCACGATCTCGGCGAGGACGTGACGGGAGTGGGACTTGCCGACGTCGCCGGCATCCACGCCCCAGCCACACAGGCAGTTGCCGATGTCCCGACGCTGGTGGGCGATGACGACCTTGACGACCTCGATCGAGTCGAGGTTGGCGACGGCCCGTTCGTACCCGCGTCGCTCAGCAGCAGCCAGGGCGGGGGCCAGTGCGTCGAGAGCGACCTCGGTCAGCAGGTTGCAGTGGCAGTCGCCAACGGCCAGGTTCGGGATGCGCGGGCCGAGCGTGTGCAGCGCTTCGTGGAGTGGGCCCTTCGCGCGCTCGCGAATCGCGTCCAGGTCCAGGGGCTCGGTGCTCACGCCTTCCTCCCGTCGAGCACAGCCCGGCCGGCGTCGGTGAGCTGCCCGGGTATCCAGCGGTCCTCGTCGCGGGGATGGTTGGGTCGCAACACCCAGCCGGCGTGGCGCGCCTCGATCCAGCGGGAGGTCAGCCGGAAGCCCGACGGGTCGAGCGCCTGGCCGTACGCGTCGACGAGCACGTCGCCCTCGGCCACGGCCTGCAGCAGCGCCAGCCTCGTCTTCGTCGGAAAGAGCTCAGCCACGTCGTCTCCTCCAGGTCTTGTGGGTGGGTGTCCACACGGCGATCGCGGTGGCCACGGCGTTTTCGTCGAACGAGCAGCCGGGGATGTGTCGGCCCAGCGGGTGGGGCGGGTCGAGGGGTTCGCCGCAGTCGGGGCAGCGCATCAGGCGGCCCCCAGTTCGTCGAGCAGGGACAGCTGCCCATCCATGACGGGCGGCGGTTTGTCGACCTGCATGGCCTTGGCCCGTTCGCCCGGGTCGGTGGTGCGCCACTGCGCCAAGCGGCAGTAGTCGCCGGACATGTCGACGCTGATGCCGACCCGGCCGAGCGCCGACGCGACGAGCGCGGTTGTGCCGGTGCCGCCGAACGGGTCGAGCACAACGGCGGGGCGGGTCGGCGCGGTTGGTTCGGGGCACGCGCATGCGTAGCCGGAGACGGTGCGCGTGGTCTGGTGGCCGAGCGTGCTCCGCTTCGTTCCGCCGGTTATCGCGCCGTGGGTGGCATCAACCCGCTCGGCTGCCCTGCGCTCGGCTAGCGAGTAGTCGACATGCTCGCGGTCGACGTTCATTACCGGCCGTCGGCCCTCGCCGCACTCGACGCAGATGCCTGACGGCGACCAGCCGAGAATCAGCCGCCGCGGCCACTCCATCGGGAACGCCGCGAAGTGATCGACGCCGAGATCCTTCGGCACGGTGAGCGGCTGACTGGCGATCTCCCACACCGACCCGGGCAACTTGCCGAGCGGATTGTGCGTGCTCATGCTCGCCGAGTGGGCGAGGTCCATCCGTGCGTCACTGCGTGCCCTACGTCGGGCTGCGTGGTCTGACTGGTCAATGTGGGGTTCGCGGATCTCGTCGACCGCGGCGAAGTAGCGCGGCATCTTCGTCAGGTGTACCCAGTCTTCGTGCGAGCGCCGCACCCGATCCGTGACCGACTCGGGCAGGCCGTTGGGCTTGGACCAGATCAGAACCGCGCGGGCGATCAGGCCGAGCTCGTCGACGCAGGCGATGCGGTACCGCTCGGGCAGCAGCATCAGCGACTTGTTGCGAACGAATCCGCCGCCCGTCAGGCCCGCGCCGCGTTCGGTCAGCGGTCTACCCTGAGCGTTCTTCTGCTGCTTGCCGTCGCCCCTGTTGCCTTCGTAGCTGGCGTACTTGTCGCCCAGGTTGACGAAGATCGACCCGGACGGTTTGAGGACGCGCATCCACTCCCGCGTGCATTCGACGAGAGCCGCGATGAACTCGGCCGGTGTTGCCTCGCTGCCGATCTGGCCGGCGTAGTGCTCGCCACCGTCGGTGTAGGAGCGCAGCGCGAAGTACGGCGGGGACGTGACGATCAGGTCGACGGACGCGTCGGGCAGTGGCAGGTTGCGCGCGTCGCCGCGGATAACGAAGGCAGCGACGTGGCCGAGGTTGTTGGGCATCAGGAAGCCTTTCGCCGAATAGGAACGACGTTCAGGTGATTCCTGCATTCCGTGCCAGAGATCTCATCGAGGGCGAGGGTGAATTCTCCCCGCTCGTAGCAGACGAGACAGAATCCATTTCCTTTCCCGGTTTCGTTCGCGCGCGCAACCGTAAGGGCCGTATCAAGATCAAGAGCTATCTCCTCGGTAGGTTCCTTGGGGTTAGATGGTTCCTCTTGGTTCCTTAGGGGGTCCGCTGGTGTCCGCAGTTCGGACCCCTGGAGACCGGAGTCCGTTTTATTCCGGTCCCTGGAGACCGGAACTGCGGTCTCCAGGGACCGGGGTACGGGCGCCTTGACGGGCGCCTCCAATCGAAGACGGTAAGCGCCAGTCGTGCCCCGCTTGGCTGCGGTAATTCGCTCAATAGCGCCGACCTCGAGCAATTCAGAAATAGCGCGGCGCACCGTTCTATGGGCGGCCTCATCCGTCCCGCCACGCTCGGCGCGAAGGGTCATTGCCAGCAGATCTCGACCGCCGTAGTACATGCCGGCAGAACGGCCTTTAACGTCGGCGTCAAGGGCGGTGTGGGCCATGCGCACGAGCACCCGGAACGCGCGATCGCTGATGTGGGGCGCCCAGCGCACCAACACCAGCGACACGAGCTGAGCGCCCACTAAGCACCCTCCCCGAGCTTCCTCGCGTCGATCTCGGCCGCCGCGTCGCTGGTCGGCCTCAGATCGTGTACCGGGTTGTCGCCCCGCTGGTCGCACTCCCCACAGATCGGCACGTTGTCGTGCGTGTACGAGCCGGAGTTGATGCAGACGTGAACCCGTTTGCGCCAGTCACGCGGCTGACGGGGCAGGCCCTTGCTCGGCTTGGCCTTCGGGAACTGGGAGCGACTCACGCGACATCCCGCGCCCAACCGAGAGCGTCGGCGCGGATGCGCCTGATCGTCCGGGCGTGTACGCCGATCAGCTTCTCCGTGACGTGAACCGAAACGCCTCGTCGGGCCAGTCGCTTCACCGCCGCAGCCTTCTCGAGGCGATTGAGTTGGATCGCCTCACCGCGGCAGGCCCGCTCGACCGCAATGTCGTCGACGTACTCGCGGTTCTCGACAGCCTTGGCCGCCCACCGCTTCGCGAACCGGAACGTTGCCTCCGTGGTGGGTGCGACCGCGCCGAGCGTGAACGTCAACGCCCACTGCTCCTGCTCGGTCAGGGCCCGGTACCAGTCGGCAACGTCGTCCGGGTCGTGCAGGCGGATGCGGCCGGCGAACTCGAGCGCCAGCTGGGCGATGCGGTCCTCGTCGATCATTCGGCCACCTCATCCGGCGTCCACTCGACGTACGGCGCCTTCCCCCGCGTCATCTTCGGCCCGGTGAGCCGCCAGTAGACGACCTTCCCGGGCGCGGGCCGGTGTGCGAGCAGGGGCACGGCTCCGACGGCTTCAGCGGCCTTGTGGAAGGCGTTCCACTCGCCCGGGTCGAGCCGGCCCGAGGTCTTGCACTGCACCAGCACGACCTGGCCGGGCTTGAGCGCCACGAGGTCTGGTTCGCCGTGCGACCCGGCCGAGCGGACAACCAGGTAGCCGTCGTCCCGCAGGAGGTCGGCCACCTTCCGCTCGAACCGGGCGCCGTTGGCGTAGTTGGTCACGAGGCATCAGCCGGCTTCACGACCTCCGGCCACGCCCGCTCGTCGACGACCTCGCCCTCGACCATCTCCTGCGAGTCGGCCGGCGGCGGCGGAAGCTCCCGCGCCTCGGCCACCCGGTTCGCCTCCGCGCTGGCCCGCAGCACCTCGCGCCGGTATTCGGCCGACGTGGGTACCCACTTCTGCAGCTGCCGGACCGCCGACTTGAGCCACATCGCAGCCTCGTGGTTGCGCCACGGCGAGTACTCCGAATCGGCGCCCTGCGACGACGCCTTGATGCGCAGGATGTCGTCGGCGTTCAACTCGACCACCCGGGACACGGCGCCGTCCTTCATGCGGGCGTACGCGTAGGCGCCGACGAGCGGGCCGCGTTCGGCCTCACGCTGGAACGGCGGGTACTCGTGCACCGGCACGTCGTCGACGCCGCGGGTGTAGCGGTACCGGTCGTTCTGCCGCACCACCTCGGCGATGACGGAGGCGACCGCGCCGGCCCGGTAGATGAGTTCGATGTGGCCCTGGTAGCCGACGATGCCGAGGATCTCGAGCCGGCCCTTCACCTTGCGGGGTGTCAGGTAGTACTGCTCGGTGCCGGGCTCGAGGCCGAGGCGGGCCGCGTCGAGGAGGGCGGCGAGGAAGACGCCCGGGTTGTTGGCGGCGGCCTGCTCGAGCTCGAACGCGCCGCCCTGGTCCCGCTTGCCCTTGCGCAGCGCGCCCTGGGCCAGCCGCACCCACGTGTCGGCCTTGACGTGCGAGGGCAGGACGGAGGCGAAGTCGTTGGTGTACGTCTTGATGAGCGCGATCGGGCTGTTGTCGCGCTTGGCGACCGCATCCGAGACGGTCTGGGTCATGACTTCTCCTTGGGAGGCTTGGCGGGTGTGAGGTAGTCGCGGCGGTGGGCGGCCTTCAAGACCGTCGACTCGGCGACTTCGCTGACGGTTCGGGTGGCGACCTTCCGGCCGGCCGGGGTGACGGCCCGCTTGGCGCGGCCCATCTGGTCGCGCAGCAGGATCTCGTAGCGGGCCTTCGCCTTCTCGGCGGTCTTGTAGGCGCGGCAGGCCCGCAGATAGTTCGCGGCCACCCGCTCGTTGACCTCGGCCTCGGTGTCGTCCAGGTCGGGGTGCAGGCGCTTGACCGCGGCGAGGGTGGCGTGGTGGTCGTCCAGCGGCGGCGGGTCGCCGGCCTCGATGCGGTTCATGAACCGGCGCCCGGCCTCGACCATGACGTTGATGTCGCGCCGGTCGCGCAGGATCGGGTATTCGCGGTAGTCCGACCCTCCGATGAGGACGGCGACCACGACCCACTCGACGTCCACGACGGCCATCTGCCACTGCGCCTGGGCGCGGTAGTAGACCGGGATGTCGGCGGTGCCGTCCTCGCCCCACCCGTCGGCCGAGTGGGCGGTTTTCATCTCGAGCAGGCCGGAGATGTTGAGCGTCTTCCTGCCGATGTCCCAGACGTAGCGGTCCGGCGTGGCGAGCATCCAGGGGTAGATCGGGTTCGCCTCAAGCTCGCCGGGGCCGATTTCGAACTCGGGGTGGTTGTCGGCGAACTTGGCGGCAATCGCGGGCTCGAGGCGGTTGCCCCACTCCATGGCGGCCGACGCGCCGAAGTCCCAGCCGTTGACCTTCCGCCAGTAGAGGCTGAACGGCGACTCCCACGGGCTGATGCCGAGCACGGCGGCGATCTCGCTGGCGCCGATGCCCTTGCGCCGGGCGGCCAGCCACGCGTCGCGGTCGACGTCCGGGCTGAGGGTGGCGGTCACCGCTCCTCACGCTCAGCAGCCTCAGCCCGGCGCGCGTCCTCGGCTGTCTCGGCTTGAAGGTCGGCGTCGGCGACCTCATCGGGCGTCGGGTCGTCGATGACGAGGTGAAGGTTCATCGCCGCCTCCACAACCGCGAGAACCAGCCAGCCGGGCGCACCGGCACGACCTGATCCATTGGCTGGACGACCAGGACCAGCCGTCGTCCGTCGGTGTCGTGGAGCACCACACCGAGTCCGGTGTTGACGCTTTCCATCGCCGCGCCGTACAGCTGGATGGCCCGATTGACGATGTCGGTGCGGGTGTCGCCGGAACGTTCGTGCTCCGAGTCGAGCATGTCCACGGACCGCTGGATGAGGTTGACGGTTAGCTTCGTCAGGTTGTTCACGCCGCCACCGCCCCAACCAGCTCCAGCGACCCGCAAGGACACGCGCAGCCAGGACATCCGGCGTGCGCCGGTTCGCCCTCTTCGGGTGCAGCGCAGTGCGAGCACGGCTCGCTGAGGTCGGGGTTGCGTGCGGCGATGAGCCAGAACTCACCGGTAGGGCTCGCCCACCGTTCCTGCTGCTCAGTGGTGCCCTCCGCGTAGCCGAGGCGGCCACCGAGCTCGCCGCCCAGCTCGGCCACCGCCGGTGCCGGAACAGGCACGAGCCCGGCGACGATCGGCACTACCACGGGCGGTGTCTCCTCGACCGGGGTGAGCACCACCCGTGGCGGCGGCAGGGCGGCGGTGAGCCGCTCCGTCTCCTTCTCCATGCGGCAGGCCTGCTCGTCGCGGGCGAAGTCGAGCGCGATCGAGCCCAGCGGCAGCAGCGCGAGCCCGGACAGGATGAGCGGGGCAAGGGTGGCGATCATCGACCGCCACCCCGTTTGCTCATGGCGGCGGCTATGCCGACGATCACGACGATCGTCAGGCAGACGGTTACAACGCAGGCGACGACGGCTTCTGGTCCGGTCACTGGATTTCCTCCTCGATGTCGATGCCCGAGATGAGCAGCGCCAGGTTGGCGGCCACGTCGGGTAGCTCGTCGGCGATGGTGAAGAACTCCTCGTCACGTACGGCGTCGGGCAGTTCGACCACCCGCTCGTACATGGCCTCCCGCTGTGCGGCGCGCACCCGGCCCGCAGCGGTGTGCCGGCCCCGGGTGGGGTGGAGGACGCACCACAGCCACAGGAAGGCGGCGAGCAGGACGACCCACCCGACGGCGACGGTGAGGACGATGCCGACGAAGGCGCTCATCTGTTTCCGCTCCTCTCCCGCCACGTCGTCTCCGACATGCGGTACAGCTGGTCGTGGACGTCGCGGTTGTCGCACTCCGGATCAGGGCACCAGCGGCACACCTGCGCGTCGACGGCCTGGACGGCGTAGCCCTCGACGCCCTCGGGGAGGGTCGGGCAGTCCGGGGTGAGCAGCGCGGCCGCGAGGCCGGCGAGGTCGGGTTCGGTCTTCTCGTCGAACACTTCGCCGGCCGCCGCGTGGAGCAGGTCGGCGAAGCACTGAACGTGCAGCAACTGAATGGGGTCGAGCAGGCGCAACTGGGCGAGGGCGGCGTCGCGTTTGCCCTGGACGGTGAGCGACCAGGCGGCGTTGGCGCGGGCGGCCGCATTGGGGTCGGTGGCGAGGCTCATTTCCGGTAACCTCTTCTCGTCTGGCGCTCCCGCTCGGCGACGAACCAACTGCGGGAGCGCTATTCGTTTTCTGGGCTTAGGTGGGGCGGTCGCCTGGCCCTCCCCGGTTCGGCGACCGCCCCCGTCCGCGCTGCGCCGGTGAGGGTCGGCGGCTGCGCGGGGTCAGGTTCGTTTCGGCAGCGGTTGCGGTGGGGGCTGACGCGGCTGCGGCGGGGGCGGCGGGGGTCGGGTGGGCTGGGGGTGGGTTGGGCCGGAGGGGCGCGGGCCGGGGCCGGGCGTCATGCGGCGGCCCGCTGAGTGCGCCGCTTGCGGCCGACCGGCTCGGCTACGTCCACGTTGTCCGGGATGAAGCGACTGACGGGCTGGCCGAGAGCGGTTGCGATGACCACCAACTCGTCGGCGTGGATCGCGGCTTGGTGGGTCAGTCGCCGGGACACCCAGTACTGCCGCTTGCCGAGCCGGTCGGCGAGTTCCTGCTGGGTGATCTCCTGCTGTGCGAGGTAGTTGCGCACCTCGTCGGCGATCCTTCGTCCAAGAGCCGTAGCCATGCCCGAACGATATTCGGCATAGCGTAAGCCGTCAAGCTCTGACGTGAGAAGTTGCATAGGGGGTTGCGCCTATGCGCTGAGCGCATAAGCTATTGCGCATGGCTATCGATGTAACGACCCGGCCACTCACGGAGCTGGTGGCCGAAGAGATCCGCGTGCTCATGCTCAGGCGTGGCATCAAGGGAGCCCGGCTGGCAGAGGCCCTGGGCGTATCCGCAGCGTGGGTGTCGTATCGCCTCAACGGACAACAGGCGATCGACCTCAACGACCTCGAGCGCATCGCCGGGGTCCTGGAAGTCGACGCCGTTGACCTAGTGCGCGCCGCCATCGGTAGCACTACTCTGCGGTACCCCGACGCGCACATTCCGCAGCCGCGACGGCCGCGTGATTCCCGCCCCTCCGGTCGCTCCGATAGCCACGCGCCGCGCGATGGACGGCCACGCCGAATTGGTCAGACATATGCCGCGAGTCGAGTAGCCAGTTGACCACTCCTCGGCGACGAACGGGTGAAAGACACCTGGCAGGGACTGACACATCCGCGATCCGTGAGCACGATCACACGATGAGTGAACTGGTTCACGTCCACCTCGCGCACTTACGCGCCGGTGGCTACAGCAAAGTCACCGTCGACAGTGCTGAACGGCTCCTCGAGCACGCCGACGCATTCCTCCCCTACGGGCTCGACGAAGCCCACCCCGACGAACTCGCCGACTACCTCGCCCACCCCGACTGGTCCGCCTGGACCCGCTCCACGTACTGGAGCCACCTCGACCGGTTCTACAACTGGGCAGTCCGCAACGACGAACTCGACATCAACCCCATGCACCGGCTCATCCGCCCCAAGGCCGGCGAGTCCGTCCCCCACCCCGTCACCGACGCCGAGCTCGCGGCCGCCATCGAGAAGTCTCCCGACCAGCCGTGGCGCCTGGCCGTCTACCTCGCCGCGTACGCCGGGCTGAGGGCCAGTGAGATCTGCCGGCTACGGCGCGAGGACTGCACCCCTGACAGCATCACCATCCGGGCCGGAAAGGGCGGCAGGGACGCGTACGTGCCGATGCACCCGCAGTTGTGGCCGCAGATCGAACACCGGCTGTCCGGGACGCTGGTCCGCGGCGTCCGCGGCCGGGAGGTCACCGGCCAGGCCCTGTCCAACCGGCAGCACAAGCACTGGCAGCGCATCGGCCTACCGGACGTGCACCTGCACCGGTTCCGACACTGGTACGGCACGACGCTACTGGCCAACGGCGCCGACCTGCGCACCGTCCAGGAGCTGCTTCGACATAAGTCGATCACCAGCACCCAGGGTTACACCTTGGTGGTGAGCGAGCAGCGCACGAGTGCAATCAGAACGCTGCCCGCTCCCGCGACGAGCCCCCAAAAGAGCGTTGCCGCGTAGCGCATTGTTACAGACCGGGCCCCCAACTAACACCGCTAGTTGGGGGCCCGCTGCGAGAAGACACCTAGGTGCCCGGCTCGGCGACGTACACGCCCCGGCCGGGCTGGGAGACGGTCAGTCCGCGCTCCCGCAGCAGCCGCAGAGCGGACTGGGCGGTCGTCACCGAGCATGAGTAGATCTCGGCCAGCTGCCGGTAGGAGGGCAGCTGGGAGCCAGGTGGGTACTCCCCGCGGGAGATGCGCTCCGCCAGGTCTTCGGCGATGGCGCGGTAGGACAGGCGCGTAGGCGGCACCTTGCGAGATCGCTTTCTACTCCCAAGTCGACCTCGGGATTTGACCATGAACACCTTCCGTACTCAAGTAGCTACCGCACCTAGACAGCTAGGTGTCTATGTTTGTAGTGTAGGGGTCGGCCTCCCAAGTCGACGCGAGGGTAGGCCGGGCCGGTCGCGGCGTCGCCCCCCACGGGCGAGGGCTCGCGGCCGGCCACCCGCCGAGACCGGCGGTACACGACTTGTCTCTGTGCCGCCGGGGCGAGGAGCCCCCATGAATGACATCGACCGCCCAGGCTGGCGCCGCCGCGCCATCGAGGTACGCGACGAGCACGCCGACGGGAAGCGCTGCGAAGAGTGCCCGGCCGAACCTCTCGCCGAGGCCGGCCGGTGCAGGAGGTGGGCGACGTGGTTCCCGGTCATCGCCGAGCTGAAGGCCGGGCGCTAGAAGCCGATCGTGTTCACCCGGCGGACCTGGTCGGGCAGCGTGAACAGGTCGATCATCCAGCCGATGAGGAATCCGCCGAGGGTGAACAGGTAGAACAGGCCGCGGCCGACGTGGCCGAGGTAGAACTGGTGGCCGCCGATCAGGCCGAACACGAACCACAGCGCGTACGCGACGCCGGTGGACTTGTTCTTGCCGGACGTGAGGCGCACGGGCATGGGCGCGGAAGGCATCGTCATGGCTCGCAGGGTGGCAGACGGGCGCTAGTGATCGCCCTCGGCTGATCGGCGGAAGTTGGCTCCCTTGCCGGGCCGGGCCTTCATGGCCCCGTCCAGCTCGGCGGCGTAGTAGAGCGGCGTGCGGCCGTCGAGCTCGTCGGGCACCTGATCCAGGGCGAGCCGGCTCAGCGTCTTGCGCATGGTGGGCACGGTCATGCCGTACCTGGCCGCGGCCTGGGTGGTCGTGAGGACCAGCTTGCCTTCGTAGGTGATTCGTAGTCCTGCCATGGCGTGATGGTACGTCGCGCGTGCGTGTCAACCCGTACGTCTCGCTAGTGTGACTAACATCACATCCCTAGTCCTATCTCAGGCTTGCGTATGTCACGCTAGCGAGGCATACTTAAGGGAGAGCAAGACGTTGACAACTCCAGAAGCACAAACCACTAGCCAGGAACCGGGACCCCGCGAGGGGCAGCAGGAGGGCTATCGGGAAAGACCCCACCAGCGCGTGGGTTGAACCACCGCCCCGAGGCAGACGAGAGCGCAGCGCGAAAGCGCGCGGCCGGCGCCCGGGGCCACGGACTGCAAGGTACTGCCGGATGCGGAGCCTGGACGATCACCGAGGCGTAACGCGCACCGCAGCAGGGTTCGATCCCCTGCGGGTTCCACGGACCCCTCCACAAAGGAGGCGAGGCCGAGGATGCCACCATGAGCGACACCGAGACGACCTATCCGCCACTGTTCGCCTCGCCGCGCCGCGTGCCGCAAAACGGTACGTGGGAAGGCCAGATCCCTACCGACCAGTTGTGGCTGTACCTGAACACGATCGAGATCGCCCACTGTCACGACAGTTACGGCGAGCCCGACGCGTGGGGAAAGCTGCTCTGGATCTCGGAAAGCCCCTTCCAGGGCTGGGACGTCTGGCTGGGGTGCGACCGGGAGTGCAAGCTCCAGTCGTGCTTCGGCGAGACCGAGTACGAGGTGCGGATGATCTGACCGACAGCTCAGGAGCGCGGCGCCACCGGGCGTACGCAGCAAAGCACCGCGCTCCACGCAGCAATGCAGGCCTAGCCGCTGAGCCTCAATCAGCGCCCTAAGAACCCTGCGGGTAACCAAGGGTTGTAGGGACTCCGCCGAATCCGGATAGGGAAGGCCGCCGAATAGGGCCGAGGGAAGCCGCCGCACCGGGCTTAGGGATCTCCGCCGAATCGGGGGGAGCGCGCCGGGGCGGCATCCCCGGCACCTACAGCTCCCGAGGCCCCCGGGTCCCGCTCAACTGGGCGGGAGCCGAGGCCCTCGGGCCGAACGTGTCGCCGCCCACACCGAGGGCGGCCCGTCAGGTGAGGAGCCCTGATGAGTGACACCACCCGCATTAACCCCTGGCGTCGGCTTGCAACTGCTCTCAGCTTCGTGCTGGTGGCCGGCGTCGCCGCAGCAGTGAGTTACAGCCACATCAGGGATGTGGCCCTGTACGGGCACCAGTCTCCACTGATTGCCCACCTCATTCCGCTTTCGATCGACGGCATGATGCTCATCGCGACCCTAGCGATGGCCGAAGACAAGGCGGCCAACCGGCACCCCCGCGGTTGGGCTCGGAGCGGCTTCTGGTTTGGCGCGGCCGTTTCGGTCGCGTGCAACGTGGCCTCTGTCGTCGTGGAGTACGGCGTGCAGTGGCTCGCAATCGGGATCTCGGGGCTCGCCCCGGTCCTGTTGCTTTGGGCCATTGAGATCATGGCCCGGCCGGGCAAGCCCCGCAAGGAGGCCCCGGTCAAAACCCAGCCGACGCCGGAGACGGTGGCCGAGCTGGCGCAGCCGTACTACCCGGATGCTCCGGTGTCCCCCGCTCCGCGGATCGGACGCCCGCCCATCGACACCGAGATTAGGCCCTCGGGTGAGGTGGTAAACGTCGACACCGGTACGCCGGTTTCGAAGAGCACGGCGCAGCGTCGCCGCAAGGTGAACGCCTAGCTTGGTCGGACCTCCCGGTCCGGCTAGCCGGCAGGTACGGTGAAGTGGAGCCCGAGAGCGTTCTAGCCGGACGTTCTCGGGCTCCCCCCTTTTTTTGACCATACAGTCCACTGTGGACGGTCAAAATGATTGGCTGATCTGCGCAGACTTTTGACCCCAGACCAAAAAGGCCCCGGCCACGCTCCGATGTGGAGCGTTGGCCGGGGCCCTTTCTGCGTTCAGGTCGGGATCAGTCCCAGCGCCACCCGCTGGCCGGGCACTCCGTTGCCGGCCCCCAGTAGCCGCCCTTCGGGAAGTAGGTCCGGGCAATGACGTTTCCGCTGAACGTCAGCGTGCCGAGCACCGGCCCGCCTGTACTGGTGCCGCAATACACAGTCCAACCTCCGCCGGCCATCAGGTTGTCCACGATGGACACGTCCCGAATGGGCGAGGTGTTGGTGGACATCAGAATGGCCGACGTCTGGGCGTACGGGACGCGGATCGTGTTGTGCCGCAGCGTGATGTTGCGCCCGCCGTCGGACTGGAAGCCGTCAAAATGCGGCCCGTCCGCCGGGCCACCGGCGGGGATGTCGCAGAACGAGTCGACGATGACGACGTTGGTGCCGGTGTGGGCGCAGTCGGAGCCGCCGTGGAACCACACCCGGCGGGCGGTATAGCCGTCGAACGCGATGCCCTTGGTCTCCCAGCCGGTGAGGACGATCTCCACGTCCTCGATTACCACACCGCTGCGGTTGAAGGACCGGACGACGTAGTGCTCGCAGTCACCGCCGGCGCCGATTCGCGAATTGCGAATCGTGACGTTGTTGGCGTTGATGATCAGGCAGCCGCGGATGTCGAGGCCGTCGATCACCGTCCCGGCGACGTTGACGGTGCGGTCGCCCTGGTGCACGGTCAGCGCCGTCCCCGCGGGTACGCCGGTGTTGGTGGCGTCGGGCCAGCCGCACGCTGAGGGCCTCGGCATGCACCCGGTCTGCGTCGGACTCGGCGTGGGCGTGCTCGTCGACGGGCTGGGCGTGGGGCTCGCTGGAGGTGTCGTCGGGGCCGCTGTAGTGGTCGTGGGCGCGACGGTGGGCGACGGCGGGACCGTAGGACTCGGCGACGGTGAGGCCGCCTGCGTGGCGCTGGGGGTCGGCGTGGGGGTGCCTGCGGCGATGGGGTCGCAGTCGATGTTGATGCCGCCGTTGGCCTTGTCCGCCACGAGGCATTGGTGGGTGTAGGAGCCGGCCACAGCGGCGTATGCGGCACCGCCGAAGCCGAGCAGCAGCGACGCGATGAGGCCGAGGCTGAGGGCCTTCTCGCGGCGGCTCAGGGCGTGGAAGCGGCGGGGTGCCGCGTGCCTACTCATAGGGTCTCCTTCGTGGCGTTCGGTACGCCCCAGATCAGAGCGAGCGCACCGATCGCGGTGGCCGCGACCGCCACCCACTCCTGGCCGGTGATGAGCCCGTCAGCCAGGGCGGTGCCGAGCGCACCGAGCCCGGCCGTCACAGCGCCCACGATGGCCTTGGCGTACTTGTCCATCAGCTATCCGCCTTTCAGCGCGATCAGTAGAAGTGCCACCACCGCCGTAGCGATGGCCGAGAACACCGCGCCGATCGCCAGCCGGCGGTTTGCCGCGGCGCCCGCCTCGGCCGCGTCGCGGTCCTTCTCTAGCGCAGCCACCCGGATCTCCATGGCGGCCTGCTCGGCCCGGTACACGTCGGCCCGCAGGAGTTGGCCGACTGTCGAGCGGAACTCCAGCCGAAAGTCGGCAATGTTTCGAGCAATCTCGCGTAAGGACATGTCATCGTCGGGGAGCGGCATCATCGTCAGCTGATGAGCCGCTGTGCCTGCTCGTCAGCCACGGCGTCGGCGATCTGCTCCGCCGAGGGACCGTTGCCGCCTCCACCGCCGGAGACGAGCGCGGCCGTGGCCCGGTACAGGCCGGCGATGTCGACGAGCTCGACGTGGCCGTCGCCGAACGTCTGGTTGACCTCGTTGGCGCCGACCGACCAACCCGCGATGACGTTGGCCAGGTTCAGCAAGATGCGGTTCTGTTCGGGTGACACGTCGTCCTCCACTCCGGTCAGGATCTGTTCGGCCCGGGCCAGGATGGCGCCGCGCTGGTCTTTGATCGGCTGGCCGGGACAGTCGGGGTGTGATCCCCACGCCGAGCCGCCCATGCCATGCCAGCCCAGGCCGAAGCCCGACGGCGAGTCGGTGGTCTGCAGCGGCCAGCCGTATTCGCGCACGCCGCGGGCGTACAACTGGGCGCACGCCTCAACCTGGCCGGCGGTCAGCGGGTTACCGGAGTAGCCCTCGTTCTCGACGGAGATCCAGTGGCCGTTGCCGTTGCCCTGTGTCCACGCGGTGACGTCGGTGTCGACAAGTTGGCCGATGTGACCGTCGGCGCGGGTGGCGAAGTGGAACGAGACGCTGGAAACCGGGTTCTTGCCCCACGAGATGGAGCCGGCGTAGGAGCCCTGCATGATGTGCAGCACCAGACCGCGCTGCTCGACCATCGACCCGGACTGGTTGGGCGTCGGGCCTTCCCACACTGCGATGTCAGACCAGCGCGCCATGATGCCTCCCTAGGCGGTGTCGAAGTCGAAGTGGATGACCGCCGAGTCGCCCGTGGCCCACGTCATCGGGGCGGCCGACGTCCACACGGCGTTCGTGGACGCGGTCAGGGGAACGATGTATGCCAACCCCGGAAGGCTGGACTTGGCGGTGATCAGCCCGATTGCGGCGAACACCGCGGCGGACCCCGTGTCGTGCGCCCTACCGATGCACACGTTCTCTCGAGCGGACGTGAACGGCAGGTCGAAGTAGTAGGTGCCGGTGCCGAAGGTCGACGAGGAGCCGATGGTCAGCTCGATGATTCCGTTGACGTGCTTGCCGGTCCGGCGGTAGCCGCCGGTGATGGTGCCGTTCACCAACGCTGGCTGGGTGCCCGTGGACCGCCACACGGGCACGTAGGACGTCAGGGCGGCAGTCTGCGCCGTGGCGATGTCGGCCAGCGTCTGCTGGTCCACGCCGCGCAGGTGCGCACCTGCCGTGAAGGGGGGGACGGTTCCGGTCCAGTCACCCATCAGAGCCCCAAGACCAATGCATCTTCAACCTCTATCCGTGTGCCTGCCGTGTGGGACTTGGTGACGCCGTTTTCCGACCGGGCGGAGACGGTCATCGTCTGGAACCCGCCGGCCAGTGCCACGACGGCCGAGCGGGAGATGGCCGACCCGGCGGTGGTGACCACAAAGGACGACCCGGCGGCGACGAGGGCCGGGGTGGTGTCGATCCGGTACGCCCACGTGATGCCCTGGTCGGAGCCGGTTGTGGTGTCCGGCTCGCCGATCTCGGTGAACCCGGACGGCGAGACGACCGACGTCCAGTCGTCCTGCTTCCAGGCGATCGCCAGCACCACCTGGCCGGGGTAGGGCGTGACCGACAGCGCCGGGATGGCGATGTCGAGCGCCGACGCGTTCAGCTGAGACTGGCCGGCGAGCACGATGTCGGCCAGGTCGTCCAACGTGATCGGCATGTTGCGGAAGGCGCACATCTGCGCGCTGGTGTCGGCGTTGGCCGCCCCGCCCGTGAAGGTGATGGTCGGGTTCGACTCGGAGCCGCTGTGCACCTTCGCGAACAGTTGCATGTTGTCGGTCGCCCCGTCGCCCGTCATCCGCAGCCGCGTGTACCCCGACGGGGTGTCCGGGTAGCCGGTGCCGGAGTTGCGGATCGCGGCGAGGATCAGCAGCAGGTCGTTGGCGGCCACCCCGGCCGGCAGGCTTGGCGTAACGGAGGCGTTGTTGGCGTGCGCCACCGTGCCCGTGGCGACGAACGTGGCCGGCGTGGTGGTGATGTTTGACGCGGTGACGACCTCGCCGCCGAGGCGCACATCAAGCGGCAGGTCGCTGTCAATGTCGGTCGTGCCCTGAAGCGTCCACGTCCGGCCGGCCGCGTCGGCGAAGCTGGTCGTGCCGGGCGCCTGCGCGCTGAAGTCCGGGTTGGCGGCCGCGGAGCCGGCGATGCCGTTCAGGATCTGGGCGGCATGAACGATCCCAACGAACAGGCCGTTGACGCCGGCGTTCCTCCCGCCGACAGCCCCCTCGGCCGTGGAGTTGAAGATGGACGTGACCGCGCCGATCACGGGTGCGCCCAGCTGCGTCCACGAGCCGCTGATCGTCGGCGCGGTGTAGAACGTGGCCGTGCTCCCGGCGGCGCCGTTGTTGACGTCCAGCGTGGCGCGGATAGCCAGCCGGCTCGAGTCCGTGGGCACCGCGACGGACGACGTCAGCGGAACCGTGTCGGCACCGGTAGTCGACCAGGACAATGTGATGAAGCCTGAACCGTTGAGGTCAAGGCGGTAGCTGCGCTGGGCCCCATTCCACTTGGAAAGAAATGTGGGCGTGCCCGTGTTCCAGGTGGCCGCGTCCATCGTCACGTCAACCGCAAGGTCGATGTCGCCGACGATGTCCAGCGCGGCATTGTCCGGCGTCGACGCGTAGTTGCCCGACGTACCGGGCAGGGCCAGGCCCGTCAGGAAGATGGTCCAGCGGAACGCGTTCGGGTCGAACACGAGCGACAGGTCGTCGGCGTCAATCGCGGCCCGGAGAGCGGCCGGGGTGTCGCCGGTCAGGCGGGCGCTGTGGGCACCGTCCTCAGCCGGGGTGTCGGCCAGCTCGCCCATCTCCCACGGGTCATACGGTGGGGCGTTCAGGTCAGCCGACCAGCCGCGGTGCCGAATCGTCTCCTGGTAGCCCTCGACCGCAAGCCGGACCAGGTCCGTCGGGTGTTCGGTCAGGTGGTTGTCGCGGTCGACACGGTCACCCAGTTCAACGGCGAGCCAGTCGGGCAGCAGATCCGACGGGTTGGCGCCCAGGTCGAGCGGCACGTCGGCATAGCGGAGGCCGGACACGGTGCCCTCGTGAACCAGCCACGATGCCTGCTGCAAGGTGTCGGCGTCAGTCTCGACGTTGATGGTGGCCGAGTCGTCAAACAGGCCGAAGCGTGCCGCGTGTGCCTCGTCCTGGTAGGTGCCGGCCGCGCCGCCGGGCCGGCGCACAGTCCATTCGTTGCGGATGCGCTGGTCGTTGCGGATCGGTGTGAGCACGTCGGCCTGGGTGCCTGACGTTGTCCGGTACGTCGACAGGTCGACGGTGAGGACGGGGTCGAGGTTGAGTCGCTGCGACGAGGCGCGGTACGCCAGACCCCACGTTGCCCGGGACTCGGTGAGCAGCCCGTGGTCGGCGGTTTCGGCGTCGAGCAGCACACCGACAACGTCAGTGGCCGGCTGGGGGCCGAGCGCCACGCTGGACGTGGCGGTGGTGGTGAATCTGATGTTCTCCTCGGCGCAGTTGCGTTCCATGCGCTCGTGCGCCTGCTCGCCGGCGTAGCCGTCGGCCGCCAGGTAGGTGTCGGCGGTCGTACGCACCGGCGTCCAGATGGCCAGGTGGCTCACCGAGTCGATGTCGGCTGCCTCGTAGTTCCCCACCGCCCCGTTGATGCTGACGCCCTGAGGCTGGCGGAGCGTATACGGGGTGGCGATGAAGTGGCGCTGGACTCCGTCGACATACCAACGCATGTTGATGAAACCGAGATTGGGGGTGTCCATTTCGAGTCGCAGCCGCAGATGCCTGGTAGCGCCGAGAACAATCTGCGAATAGGCGTCGACCGGGGAGCCCAGGTTCGGGGCGCCGTCGATCGCATACAGGAAGCCCCAGTGCATGACGCCACCGGTGCGGTAGGCGGTCAGCCCGAAGTGGGTTGCACCACCGCCGGCGCCGGTGTCGACGGCCAGGACGGTGCGGATGTCATCACTGGAAAACGCCTCCGAGACGCCAACGACCGCCTCGAACTCCCAGCTGCTCGTGGCTCCTGGCGTCACGCCCACCACGGCACCGCGGAGGAGGCCGCCGGAGGAGAAGTCCCACGCCCCGGCCGAGCCGGGCGCGACGAGACTGGCACCCCCGGACGGTCCGGTCGTGACGATCTCCAGCGGCGTACCGCCGACAGTCGCATTGGCCCGGGTCGCGTCCGGCCCGTCCTCGAGCCGCCAATAGGCGGTCGGCGCCGTTGACGCCGGGGACATGGTTGTGCGTTCCAGGGCGGACTTCGACCGGGCGCCCTGCCGCAGTCGGCGGAGAATCCCGGACGCGGTCACCTTCACGGCCGAAATGTTCACGCCACCGGGGCCGGGAACCATGACGGCGGTGATGTCGGAGATGTCGCCGGTGAACCGCTCGTACGGCGGCGACGAGCCGACGTTGTCCACCGCCACCTGCAGCGGGGCGCCGAGGTCCCAGTCCGGGTAGTACGTCGACGTGGCCAGCAGCGGCGTCAACGCGCCGTCGATGTTGCTCAGCCACAACGTGCACGCCCCGGCCTGGGCGGTCTTCTGCCCCTGACCGCGGCCGGTGCGCGCCGTGATCGGTTTGCGCATCAGGCGTGCCGACAGGTCCGTCGGCGTCCACGTGCCGGGGTCGGCCGACCGGTCAACCCCGAGATAGACGGTCACGACGATGTCGAGGTCGGTGTCAGGGAACGCCATCAGGCAGTCCCCAGCAGGCCCTGCACATCGCCGCCGTTACGCACCCGGATCGCTTCCTTGAACGCGGCGATGATGCCCTCATCGCCGCCCACGAACTCGATCTGAGTCGTCGGCGCTGCCGCCGGGGCAGCGCCACGCCCGGTGGCCGGCGCGAGCGCCACCGTGGTCGCCAGGGCGGCTTCGGCGGCGGTGTCCTCGATGCCCTTGACGTAGCCGGCGATCGAGTCCTCGCCGATGCCGGCGAACACCTTCGACGGCGACGAGATGCCCAGGCCGCGCTTCACGCCGGCGACGGCCGAGTTGAAGCCGTCGGCCAGGACCGACCCGACGTTGCCGATCGTGTTCTTGATGCCCTGCACGACGCCGTTGACGATGGCCCGGCCGATCTCAAACGCCTTCGCGGCGAGGTCGCCGGCGAAGTCGAGCAGCCGGCCGGGTAGCGACTGCACGGCCTCAATCACCCGGCCGGGCAGGCCTCGCACGAAGTCGAGGAACCGCTCGAACCCGGACACGGCGTTGGTCTTCGCGCCCTCGACGCCCTCGGTGAACAGCGTCTTGACGCGCTCCCACAGTTCGATCGCCAGTTGGGCCACGTTGGCCGGCAGGTCCCGGAAGAACGCGATCACCTTGCCGATGCCGAACCCGATGGAGAACAGCATTGCGTTGAGCGCCAGGCGTGCCGCCTCGGCCAGCCGTTCCGGCAGGTCCGACAGAAATGCGCCGATCTTGCCCGGCAGTTCGGCGAAGAAGTTGCCGATGGCGGTCAGTGCGGCGCCGACGATCTCCTTGGCCCGCTCGAAGATGGCCGGCCAGTTCGAGATGTCGGTGACGAACGCCAGGCCAGGCTTGGCCAGGTCGAGAAGCTTCTGGAACTTCTCGGCGATGAACGCCAGCGCCGGGCCGATCGCTTCGACGGCCAGGAACGACGTGAAGATCGCGATGAGCTTGATGAGCGGGCCCTGCATCTGCAGGAACATGACCAGCATGTCGGTGAGCGGCGGAATGAGCGGGATGAGCGCGATCAGCAGGTCGCCGATCGGCACAACCAGATCAGCGATCTGCGGCGCGAGCGTGTCGAGGATCGGCACCAGCCCGGAGGACACCAGCTTCTCGATGACCTGCGCCAGGATCGGGATGAGTGGCGCGAACGCCTCCACGATCCGGCCCAGCGCCTGCCCGAGCGGGATGAGCGCCGGCGTCAGTTGCGGGATGAACGTGGCGAACGCCTCGATGGCCGGACCAATAATCGGCACCAGTGCCTGGGACAGCACGCCGAACAGCGGCAGCAGCGTCGACAGGAGCTGGCCGAGCTGCGGCGCGATCTGGTTGATGGCGTCCCCGAGGATCGGCGTGACGTCCGTCAGCGACTGCTTGATTTCCGGGATCACCGGCTGGAACGCGTTGGTCAACGCGATTGCCATGGTGTCCTTGAACGTGGAGAAGACACCTTGCAGGGTCTGGGCCTGCTTCTCCATGGCCCCGGCCGCACCGGGGAACTGGGCCATGCCAGCGAGCAGCGCGTTGATGCCGGTGGTGGCGTCGACGCCGCCCTCGGTGATGAGGTCGAGCGTGTCGGCAACCGACAGGCCAAGCTGGGCGGCGATGGCCGCGTTGGCGTTGAAGCCGGGCAGGGCCTCGGCCAGCTGGAGGATCTCCTCCTGCGACACCTTGCCCTTGGACGCCATCTGGCCCAGCGACCGGACGACCGAGTCGATGTTCTCCTGCGAACCGCCCAGCACCGACACCAGGTCGCCGATGACCGTCAGGGTCGGGATGACCTCTTCGCGGACGATGCCGACCGACGTGCCAAACGCCAGGATCCGGCGCGAGGCGTCCGCGACGCCGGCGAACTCGAACGGCGTCTTGGCGGCGAACTGCTGCAGCTCGCCCAGGAACTGCTTGGCCACCTCGGCGGACCCGGTCAGGGCCTCGAGGCCGATCTGGGTCTGTTCGAGCGCCGCCGCCGACTTCAGGCCGAAGAACGCCAGCCCACCAAGCCCGATGGCCACGCCGGCGACCGCGGCCACGAGGCCCGTCTTCAGCAGGCCGCCGATACCGGCGAGGCTGCCTGAGATGGCGTTGCCCATGCGGGACCCGAACTGGCGACCGGCCCGGTCGCCGGCATCGCCAACAACCGGGTCGATCGTCAACAGTTCCTTGCGCAGCTGGGCACGCAGGCTGGAGGAGAAGCCCTTCAAAGAGGGCAAAATTGAGACAAATGCTTGTCCTACCTCCTCCGCGATGGCCGCTCACCACCAACCGCACGAAGGACGTTGGCCCGCGACAGCACGTATGCTGCCGCCGCCAACAGTCGGTCCGGATCATCATTGAAGTGGCCGAGGCCCACGTTGCAGTTCCGGCAGAGCAAGCCACGGACGCAGCGCCCGCACGATTCCGAGCCAGGGCAGCACCCGTGGTCGTGGTCGATCGACCATCGGTCGTACCCGGCACCAGGGCTATCGGTGCCGCAAATCGCACACCGATTGGAATGGATCTGTACCAACCGCTCGTAGCCGACTCGGTCGATCCCGTACCGTTCGACCGCCCGCCAATAGTTGAAGTGCTGGCGGCATAGCCCCTTGGCATGGGACGGCTCCGCGCAGCCCGACTCGGCGCATTCTGCGCCGGCGTTGACGTCCTGCGCGCGTGGGAGCCCGGCCCGCCTTGCGCGCGTGTAGTGGCGCTTACAGAACGATCGCGCCAGGGCGGGTCGGCTGCAGTCGACCTCGGAGCACGCCGCCTGAGTGGGGGCTACTCCGAAGTCACCCTGTCGCTTCCGCTCCGAGTAATGCCCACGGCAGAGCCCTCGCGCGAGGTGAACGCCCTGGCAATCCGCCACGTTGCAGCCACGCTGGCCGGCTCCCACAAGTTCGGGAGCCGACCTGCTGGCCAGTGTGGAGGTGTAGGCCGCGCGAACCCTTGCTTGCTTGCACGTGCGGCAAATGAACCCTTTGCCGTTCGGGGCGAGGTTCTCCGGCGTGCGCGAGTGTCCACATCGGAATGTTTCAGCCACCACTCACCCCCTCGAAGTCGCCCCGCTTGAGCCGTGCCAGGTATTCCTTGACCTCGGCCTCGCTGCGGTCGGTTGCGCCGTACTTGAAGCCGCGGCCCTTGCGCGCCAACGGCGAAATGGGCTTGGGCCGGTTGGTGCCCTTCTGGCCGGCCTTCGACCGCTGCCAGTTCGCGACCGCCAGGCGGTCGGCGACGATGGCCATCAGGTGCTGGTCGAGCGTCCAGTCATCGCCGCCGAGGCTGCGGTGCAGCAGCGTGCCGGGCATGCCGGCCAGGGCGCGGATGAGGACGCTGAGGCGGCGCCACGTGAGCCGTGGCGTGCCAAGGTGGCGGAGGTCTAGCGACCGGAACGCGAGGTCCGCTTCGAGCGCCTCACCGTGCTCCTGGAGGAACGCGGTGAGGCTTGCGATTCCCCCAGCTCCAGGCCCTGGTGGCGGTGCCACGCGGCGATGAGTTCACGCATCCGGCCGGTCGAGATGGGCTCGCCGGCTGGGCCGCCCTTGGTGGTGATGAGCCGCTCGAAGGTGTCCTCGCCGAGGATCTGACTCATCGACTGCTCGGTGGTCATCTCCTGCAGTTCGAGTTGCTCGGTGAGCGGCATGGCCGCCATGAGCTGCATCTCGAAGATCTGGCCGCCCCAGCGGAAGCGGAACGGCGGTGCGGTCTCGTCCTCGACGACGAGCATGTCAAGGTCGAAGTCGACCCGCTCGTCCGGCTCGATCGGGACCGGGGTGACATTGGTAGTGCGTCTAGTTGCCATGCGCGGATCTTTCTGTGCGTGCGCGCGGAGATTGGGGCCCGCCAGCCCACGTCCGCGCGGCGCGGACTGGCGGGGGTCTCAGTGGCCTAGGCCAAGATCAGGAATAGCCCCACGACGCGTCATCGCTGAACTTGGTCAGCACGACGCCGTCCACCGGGTAGCAGGTGATGGTGATCTCGTAGCCGATGGGCTCGCCGTTGGCGTACACGATCTCGCCGCGCTCGCCCACCTCGCCGTTGGCCACGTAGATGCGGATGTGCTTCGACCCGTCGATCACGTCGAGGACAAACGCCCGCGGGTCGGCCTCGGGCGCCACCACGTCGATCTTCCACTGGCCCGCCGACACAACCTCGACGGACGATCCCTTGTGGAACAGCTCGAGAACTTCGCCCTTGGTCTCGATGAGGGTGAGGGCCAGGGTGGCCTTCGACTCGGTGGTCGTGGACCGGACGACGGTGGCGTTCTGCCACGCGACGATGTCCTCGACGGTGTCCTCGTAGGACTCGGTGACGCCGTCCTCAGAGACGTAGCCGAGGCCGACGAACGCCGTGTCGAGCGACGATACGGATGTGGTTGGCGCGGCAGTGCCCACCGGGGCGACGTTGAGTTCGCCGGTGATGCCAACCCTGACGTTATCCGCCAGTGTGGTCATGGTTCCTCCGTACTGCTGGGTTCGGGTTGGTGATCACCGGCGCGCGGAACCGGAGTTACTGGATGGCGTCGTCCGCGCGGCACGTCAGCGCGTACGTGGCCCACCACCGGAACATGCCGGTGACAAGGTCGTCTGCCTGCCGCGGCCCGAGGGTCTCCTCGACGCGGTAGCAGGTGATGCCGAGGTCGTCGGTGCTGGCGAGGTTCGTCATGGTCAGCCGGACGGCGAGCGCGTCGGCGGCCGCGGTTTCCTCGGTCGTGGACCAGGTGAACACGTCGAACCTGGCGACGGCCCGGACGGGGTGGGCCGCGGCGCCGCCCACCATCCGAACCTGGAAGAAACGGGCTGGCCGGGAGTCGGGTACGCGGGTAACGACCGGCACCGGCGTGTGGACGGTGGCAAGCCGGTCACGGAGCAGGTCGAGAATGTCGGGGTAGGCCATCAGTGCCTCGCCGCGTCGATGGCGCCGCCGAGGACCCGCCGGTCGGCTTCGATGCGCAGGGCGGCCGGGTGGCGGGCGATGACGGCGACACGGGCCCGGTCGGAGTCTGACCCGGCCTGCACGACCTCGACTTCGACGCGGCCGGTGTGGGGCGGCTGCGCGGCGTAGTCGGCCTCGGCGACGGTGGCCATGTTGGCGGCGCGGCGTTCGAGCATGGCGTCGATCGGCCTGGACCTGGCGAGGTCGGCCATGCCGCGGCGGTTGGGCCGGTACCGCTCCAGACGCGCCATCAGCCCTCCACCACCCTCAGCGTCGCCTCGAGGTGGTGGAAGCCGGCCGGCGTGTAGACCGGCTCGGGCGGGCCTTCGACCTCGAACGTGAGCGAACCGAACACGATGCGGTCACGGCCGGCCACATCCGATTCGTTGGTCATGAGCAGCCACCGCTGGTCCAGCGGGGCCCGGCCTTCCGAGAGTTCCTCGGTGCGGTTGTCCTGCTGCAGCCACGCCGCCATCGACGTCGAGGTGGCCGGCGGGACGGTGTAGTCCAGTGCGGCGTCGCCGTACGTGTTCGTCGACGTCGACGGCCGGATGCGGGTCACCGTGTGCGGCAGCATGCCGTCGGGGATGCCCACCTACAGCCTCATCTGGATGGTGGTGGCCTTGCGGCGGTACCGGGCGAGGTCGGTCTTGTCGTCCTCGGACAGCCGCACCGACGAGCCGGCTGTGCCGCCGCCGGCAAACTGGCCCATCTGGTAGGAGTACTGGCCGATCCGCTCCGACGTCAGGCCCTCCACCGCGGACGGCGAGGTGAGGACGCGCAGCACCATCGAGCAGGCGACGGCCACAACGTCATCGGGGACCGGGTCGTAGCCGTGGGAGTTGGTCACCCGGAACGTGTTCGGGCCGTCGCCCTCGGCCCACGCCTCCGGCAGGTTGATCCACCACTCCGACGACAGCGGGCGCACGTTGACGATGTCGAGGCCGTCCCAGCCCCACGTGCCAACCGGCAGGGTTAGGTCGGGCAGGCCGCCCCAGCCGACGGCGACAACCTCCGTCACGTCAACTACGGGCCGCTGCGGCAGGCGCAGCTCGACGCCGACCGGGCGGAGGAGCATCTCGTCGTCATCGACGAGGCTGATGTGCTGCCGGGTGTAGGCGCGGATCTTCGTGGAGGCGTCGGCGAGCAGCGCCGGGGCGCGGGACAGCTGCGCTTCGGTTAGGGCGGGCATCCGGTAGATGAGGTCGGTGACGTTGGCCAGCAGATCGGTCGGGGCGGCCACCGCGGTCGGTGCCGGGTTGACCGAGACGTAGTGGTGTTCGGTGCCCTTGCCGGTGCCGGTGACCGTCCACGTCATCACCCACAGCCCGGCCTGGCTGAGCTGCACGGCGTCGGCGGTCCACGCCCCGCCGCCGACGGTGGCCTCTCCGGTGCCGTTGGCGGTGGTGCCGTCGGGCAGGGTCAGTACGAGCACCGCGGCGGTGGAGCCGTCGTACGTGCCAACGGTCAATGTCGGCGTAACCCAGTCGCCGATGTCGGTCATGGCGCTCCCCTCACGGCACGGATGAAGCGGTCAGGGTGACGGGTGTCGCGGTGGACGCGGTGAGCGTCGTCGCGGTCGCGGCGGCGGTCAGCGTCCCGGTCTCGATGGCCGAGATCACGGCAAGGGCGGTGAAGGTGATGACCGCGGCCGTGAGAGCGACCGTCACGGACCCAGGTGTTGCGGTCAGCGGCTGGGCCGTGAGTGTGGCCTCGGCCGGCGTGAGAGCGACCGTGACGACCCCGGGCGTCGCGGTCAGGGGTACGGCGGTGAGGGTCATGACGGCGGGCGTGAGGGTAACCTCGGCCGGGCCGCCGGTGTCCAGGATCGGGGACACGAGGAAGTTGGCCGCGGTGCCGCTGGTCGGGAACGTGAGCGCCGCGCCGACGACGAACCGGAACGCGGCCAGGCCGGCGAACAGCGGGTCCTGGGTGACGGGTACCGGGTACGAGCCGATGGTGGGGTATCGGACCGTGCCGCCGGTGCCGGTCGCGAGCACGCCGACGACGTACTCGTTTGTGCCGCCGTCGTCGAGGGTTACCGGGGTGTCGAACAGGACGTCGACCTCGAGCCCGGCGTCGCCGGGTTGGGTGGCGTAGGCCTTCGACGCCAGCAGCGCCTGGTCGCCGAACCGCCACAGGCCGACGGTGATGCCGGGGGTGCTGCTCAGCGCGGCTGGGATGCGGTAGCGGACTCCGACGCAGTCCAGGGTGTTGCCGGTGAGCAGCTCGAACCGTAGGCCGAGTGTGTAGGACGTGTTCGCGTCAGCGTTCTGGCTGATCGAGCCGGACCAGACGAACGCCTGCGTGGTCACGACCGGCTCCGATCAGGCGAGACGGAGCCAGTCGGCGATGGTCACCGTCAGGCCGCCGTCCATCGGCTGCGGGAAACCCGTGGTGAAAATCGCGATGATCTGGCGGCCGGCGTCGGTGGCGTTGCCCTCGTCGTAGATGGCCACACCCTGCGCGGTAATGCCGGAGGCGGCGGCGAACGCCGGGTTGGCGGCGTCGGCCTCGGCCCGGTTGTCGGTGTCGTCCTCGGTGATCGCCTCGCCGGTGAGGGCCAGGCGTTCGGAGTGGATGCTCACGCCCGACACGGCGTCGAGCTCGGCCACGGTGTTCAGGTCGGCGTCGTTCACACCGGTCTGCGTGCCGAGGATGACGAGCATCCGGAGGTCCAGACCGGACAGTCCGGCGGTGGCCACCAGGTACTTGCCGCGGTTGGTGACGGTCTCAGCCATCGGCGGACTCCCTCTTGTCGATCAACCCTCGGACGGTTGCCACGTCAGCGGGCAGCTGTTCGCGCTTCCACCGCAGGTAGGCGGCTTCGTCGCGGTCCCACTGGCCGCGGCTGTTGACCCGCTCGTACTGGGCGTCGTGGGGCGACTTCCCGACGATGTAGTGCATGTGCTCGATGAGCGTGTCGGGCAGGTAGCGGATGCAGCCGGCCTCTTGCCCGAGCGTGCCGACTGCGGTGTCGGAAAACAGGTGCTCGACCGGCGCCGGCACCATCCGGCCCAGGGCCCGGATGAGGTCGGTGGTGGTGGCCCACTGCGTCGGCAACGTTTCGTTCTGGTAGCCGTCGGCGCCGTACACCGTGCCCGACCCGAGCTCACGCAGGACGTCCAGCCAGCGTTGCGCCCACCCGTCGGTGCGCGGCACGTGGTCGTCGCCCATGAACCCGAGCGCGAAGTAAGCGTCGACCTCTTGCGCGACCGCGGCCTCGAGCTTGTGCATGCACGGCATCCAGTGGTCCCACACCACCATGCGCGCGCCCGCGGGCAGGTCTATCGCCTGGTAGGCCGGTAGCGCCGGGTCGTCGGCGTCGACGTCCACCCGAAGGTCTGCGACGCCCCACGCGCCGGTCTCGCCCCACGCCGCCAGCAGGCGCTCGATGTTCCAGGTGCGGGTGCGGGCCGGGACGATGATGAGCAGGTCGGTCAACGCGACACCCTTCGTGGGCTGGCCTGGTGCCAGGCGAAGTGTGGCGAGTCGACTTCCGGCGGCTGCCACACGTAGCCGGACGGTTGGGTGGTGCGGATCCGGCCGGGGGTGGTCCACGTCGACTGGGACGGCACCCACCAGTAGTGGTAGAGGACCCGGGGGATGAACACTTCGCTGACCAGCCGGCCGCGGAGCTGGTCGACCCATGTCGTGTCTTCGGGCTGGCCGGGGACGGTCAGGTCGAACCTGGCCACCTGGGCGATGTCGGTGCGCATCGGGTTGATGTGGGTGATGTCGCGGAAGTAGTCGCCGCCGCGGTTGACCCAGCCGCCGTATTGCAGGCTGTGATGCGACGTCCCCAGCCGCTGGCCGTCCTGGTAGACCGTGAGCTTGAAACCGATGTAGTCCCGTTGCTGCCGGAGCGCGGTGAGGACTGAGGACACGTAGTCGTCGGAGACGGTGTCGTCGTCGTCCACGAACGACACATAGTCGCTGTCGGCGGCGTCGAGGAGTGCCTGCCGTTTGGCGGCGATGGTGGCCTGGCCGTTGTCCCAGTAGGCCAACACCTTGACCTGGCCGGCGGCGGCGGCGACCTGCGGCAGCAGCCCGTCGAGCATCCGGCGCAGCAGATCCTGACGTTGACCGAGGGTGGCAACAAGGATCGTCCACGTCGGGGCGGTCACGGACGCCACCGGTCCGCGTTCGCCTCGTGGATCTCCTTCAGGATGCCGGGCACGTCGTAGGTTGGCGCCCAGCCGTACCGGCGCCCGAACTTGTACGTGTCGGTGATCCACCAGCGGTGGTCACCGCGGCGGCCGACGACATGCTCCACCTTGGCCGGGCGGCCGACGGCCTGCTCGGCCAGTTCGACAGCCTCAAGCACGGACACGTCGGTGCCGCGGCCGCCGCCAAGGTTGAAGACGTCGCCCGGCGAAGGTGGGTCACGGAAAACGGCCTCGATTGCGGCCACAACGTCGGTCGCGTGGAGCTGGTCGCGGACCTGCTTGCCGCCGTAGCCGATGATCCGGTACGGGCGGCCCTCCATGACGCAGCGCATCAGGTAGGACAGGAAGCCGTGCGCCTCGGTGCCTGCGTGGGCCGGTCCGGTCAGGCAGCCCGGCCGTAGGCTCACCGTCCGCAACCCGAAGGCGTGGCCGTACTCCTGAACCATGACGTCGGCGGCCGTCTTGCCGGCGCCGAACAGACTGTGGGGGCCGCCGTCGATCGGCATGTCCTCGGTGATGCCGGCCCAGCCGCTCGAGCCTGGCCGCAGGTCCAACCGTGTACCGAGTTCGTGGAGCGGCAGCGCGTTGGGGTGCGGGCCGTAGACCTTGATCGTCGACAGGTACACGAACACGGCGGCCGGGGCGTGTCGGCGGGTCGCGTTCAACAGGTTGACGGTGCCGCCAGCGTTGATGTCCCAGTCCTTCAGCGGGTCTTCGTCGGCGTAGTCGTGCGACGGCTGCGCCGCGGCGTGCACCACGACGGACACGTCGGCGCCGTACCGGTTCAGCATCGCCTCGACGCGGTCACGGTCGCGGATGTCCAGAGGTACGTGGGAGTACCAGCCGGAGAGCTCGGCGGACAGCCGGTCGAGGTTGCCCTGCACCGATCCGCCCGGGCCGAACAGCTGGCCGCGCATGTCGTTGTCGACGCCCACCACGTGCAGGCCGAGGTCGGCGAACCGGCGGGCCACCTGCGAGCCGACCAGCCCACCTGAGCCGGTGACGATGGCGACGCTCACGCGAGGTCCCTGCAGGTCGTCGAGCACCAGCCGCAGTCGCCGACCCGACCGTCGATGCACCACTGTTGGGGCGTTCCGCGCCATGTCGGCAGCCAGTGCTGGGCGTACCAGAGCGCGGTCTCTTCGATGCCGGCGGCGAGGGGCTTCAGGTCGCCCGGGACCATGCCGATCGGGCCGAGTGTCTCCGGGTCGCACGTGACGTACGCGCCGGCCGTCTCGCCGGGTCGCATCGGCAGGTGCTCGATCGGGGACCGGTTGCCGGTCAGAAACTCGGCCTCGGCGATGATCGCCTCCGCCACCTCGAGCACGGTGTGGTGGTCGAGCGGGCCGCACTCCAGCACGTCCGGTACGACGTTGCCGGCGGCGGCGGCCTCTAGGGCGAGAACGAGCGCGAGGGCGCCGTCGCGCACCCACACCATGTCCGACACCTGCTTGCCGTCGCCGTAGATCTGCACGGGGGCGCCGGTGAGGGCGCGGGCGATGAACGCCGGGGCGATCTTGCGTACCTTGCTGGTGCCGTACGGGGCGGCCATCGACTGCCGCGGCCCGTAGGCGTTGACGAGGCGGACCTGGTTGAGCGCCAGGCCACGGTCGCGGACGTACATGTGGCCGAGCGTCTCGACGCACGTCTTGCTGGCCGAGTAGGGGTTGGAGAAGCCGGCGTTTCCGACGCAGATGTTGACCACCGGCAGCCCGTACTGGACGCCGGCCTCGAACACGTTCATGCCCGAGATCACGTTGGTCATCACCGCGGGCCGCGGATTCTGCACCGTCTCCTGGGTGCCGAGCACCGACGCGAGGTGAATGATCCCCTCGACGTGCGCGGCGAGCTCGGTAACCGAAACGTCGTCGCGGGTGTCGCCGAGCATGACATCTACGCCTTCGCGCTGGCCCCGGCCGAGGCGGTCGAAGACGACAGGCTCGTGACCCCGCTCCAGTAGGACGTCCACGACGTGTCCGCCGATGAAGCCTGCGCCGCCCATCACGCCAACGCGCATGCCCGCTCCTCTATGAGTGCCCGCATCGCGTGGCGGTTGCCCTGCGCGTTGGTGTAGCGGTCGCACAGCGCCTTGCCAGCCTCGTACAGCGGTGTGCCGATGCCGCGACCGTCGGGGTGCCACAGGTCATGCAGGGTGCCGTCGTGGCGCACCGTGCCGTACAGGGTGTCCACCGAGGCCCAGAAGGCGACGTCCTCGAAGCCCCAACCGACGAACCGCTCGTCCCAGCCGCCGACCGCGGCCCAGGTCTCGTAGGTGACGACGGCGCACCCGCCGACAGACTGGGTGTTGACGTACCACGCGGCTGCGAGGTGCGGCGGGGCGCCGGCGATCACAGCCTCGGAGCCGTCGCGGGTCAGCAGCCGGCACGCGCCGTAGGGCAGGTGCAGCTTGCCGTCTGCGGCCGCGTTGATGGCGGCGTGCAACGGGTCGGGCTCGACGATGGCGTCGGCGTCCAACACCACCAGCACGTCAGCCTTCGCCTCACGTACGCCGGCGTTGCGGGAACCGGCACGGCTGAACGGGTCGGCATGGGAGTCGGCGAGGACCACGTCGACCTCGCCGAGGGCCTGCCGCACGCTGGCGTGCGTGGCGGCTAGGTTGCGTTCCCTACCGGGCGAGGGACGCCATGGAATGACGACGGCTACCGAGGGCCTCGACATGGGAGCACCACACCTCCTCGTCGTGGGCTCGCATCCGCTGGTGCTCGTCGGCCCGGGCCAGAGCCCGCCTGCGCGCAGCCGCGTACGGGCCGGGCAGGGCCAGAGTGCGCAGCGCCCGCACGTAGCCGTCGACGTCGTCCCAATCGACGTAGATGCCGGCGTCGCCGAGGTTCTCCCGCAGACCCGGTGTGGGTGCGGCGATGACGGGAATGCCGCAGGCAATTGCCTCGGTGGCGACCCGGCCCCAGGACTCGTAGTTGGACGGCACGATCAGCACTCGGGTGCGGGCGTACACCTGCTCGCGCATCTGGTCGGATGGAACGTGGTCGAGGACGTCAACGTTGGGCAGGTCGCCTGGGTGCTGTGTCCCGTACGCTCCGGCGACGCCGAGGAACTTCGTCTTGGGCATGCGGGCCGCGGCGGCCCAGAAGGTTTCGCCGCCCTTGGTCAGCCACGCGGCCGCGCCCGAGTCTGGGGCCATCTGCTTCAGGTTGACCTGCGTAACCCGGTCGTGTGGGCCGTCGATCGGGCCGAAGTCGTCGACGAGCGGGCGCACCATGATCGTGCGCGGTGCGGGAAGTTCGCTTGCCCGGTGCCAGGCGATCAGGTCGTCGGCCATCCACTGGCTGTTGACGACGACCAGGTCGACGCGGGCGCCGTAGAAGTGGAGCATCTTGCGGGTTACGGCGAACGTGTTGTGGTGGACGAGGACAACGGGCAGGTCGTTGAGGTGGCCCATGAACGACGCGACCTCAGAGTTTTCGAGGTGGGCGACGAGCACGGCCGCGCCGGACAGTTGGCGGAAGTGGTCCGGCTTCTGCCCCTCGACCCGGGGCCACACGTTGATGCCCTCATGGGTGTAGGGCGCCCCGACCTGGCTGGACAGTGAGACGTGCACGTCGTGGCCGGCCCGCGCGAGCGCGGAGAGCATGCCGTGAAGCATGGTCTCCGCGCCCGCGTTCCGGACTGGGACGTACTGGTGGGCCAGGGCCAACACCTTCATGCGCGCGGATCTCCTTGATCAGGAGTAGGAGTAGCCCGCCGGACGCAGCACGAACCACGGCCACCGGGTCGTCGACTCGGTGGGCGCGACGCCCGTCGCACCGGCGGTGTCGGTGTTGAGGCGGTTGCCGGGGTTGGCAACCTCCCACGCGACCCGCATGGTGAGCCGCAGGGCGACCGAGTCCTGCTGCATCAGGTTGAGGACGATGGCGCCCTCGCTGTCGGAGATGACGCCCTCGGTGAACACCTTGAACGAGATGTCCTGCCGGATGCCGATGATGGCCTGCGACCAGTCGCCGCCGATCAGCGTGGACTCGGTGGCGTTCCAGGCGCCGTTCTTCAGGCCCCGCAGCGGCATGCCGTACAGCGTCGACCCGACGCCGGCCTGAAGGTTGCCGCCCTGGTAGATCGGGTCGCCGTTGCTGGACCGGATCTGCGTCAGCCGCCAGTTGAGGCCCGGCTTGGACACGAACCCGGACAGGTCGTAGCCGTCCTCGGCGAGCAGCTCGCCGCCGCGCGCGACCGCGACGCCCAGGTCGACGCCGTAGCCCTCGTGGACGTAGTTGCCGGCCAGGATGGCGCGGTGGTAGATGTCCGGGCCCCACGTGACCGGCTTCGAGCCGGACATGTTGAACACGGTCACCTCGTCGATGAGGGCACCGGCCGCCTCGATGAGCCGCGGCTTGACCTGCTCCCAGATGGGGGTCTGGGCGTCGGCCATGTAGTTCTCGGGGATCGGGATGATGACCGCGATCTCCTCGGCGGTCAGCGTCTTGTTGCGCCACTGCTGCTTGGTGGTCTGCTTGAGTCCGGTGTCACCGGACACGAAGTAGGCCGACGGCAGGACGGACAGGACGCCGACCCGCTCAGTGAGCGCCGACATCTGGATGCGCTGCGTCTCCGGAACCATCGACATGACGGCCGACGCGGCCGGCAGGCCCTGCAGGATCTCCTTGCGCAGCGGCTCGGGGACGAGCGGGTCGGATCCGCTCGACCGGCGGGCGATGCTTTCGTTGGTAGCCATCGGGGCTATCCCCTTCTTTGGTGGTTGAGCCCCGTGGCTCGGGGCGGAGATTTACTTGTTGGCCCTCGACCGGATCCAGGCGTCCGCGTCGAAGGTGTTCGAGCCGGTTGCGGCCGGCAGCGCGCCGGGCCGGAGGTCGGCAACGACGCGGGCCGGGTCCCCGCCAGCGGGCCGAAGGAGCTTCAGCAGCGCGTCGGCGTCCTTTTCCAGCTCCTCCTTGGTGGAGCCGGCCAGCCGCCCGGCCAGCTCGGCGGGAAGGTTCTTGCTGTATGCGACCTGCGTTCGCAGAAGCTCCGTGCGGGCGTCGGTGGCGTCCTTCTCGGCGGCGGTCTTGGCGTCGGCGAGTTTCTGCGCCTCGGTCTTCTGCGACTCCTCGATCGCGAGGAGCTTCTTGCTGTTCGCCTCGTGCTGCCGGGCGAGGCCCTTCCACTTCTCGGTCTCGGCCTTCCAGTCCTTGTCGGTCTGGTCGGTCGGCGCCGAGCCTGTGTCGTTCTCTTCTTCTTCGGACACTGCTGGTCTCCCATGTCGGGTGATCGGTTTGCCCGCCCCATGTCGGCGCGGGGGCATGCGAAAGGCCCGAACCGGATGGCTCGGGCCCTCAGGTGGTGCGGGTCAGGTCAGAAGGCGTACTCGGGGAACTGCGCCCCGTTCGACTCCCACTGGATGCCGTTGTCGCCGGCGATCGGCTCGCGGTGGTCGAGGACGTTGCCGTACACCTCGTCCGGAATGCCGGCAGGGAAGGCTGGGCAGGAGGCCGGGGCGGAGAAGTCCCGATCGGGGCGGGCGAACGGGGAGACGAAGTGGAGGCAGGTCGCGCACTGGGAGGTGGGCTGAGTGGTCACGGCAGGGCCTCGGTCAGGGTCACGTAACCGTTGGACCAACCGCGCTCAACCAGCATCTGGCCATAGGCACGGTCGCCGCCCGAACTGGATGCCTCAAACGCACGGCGATCAGCCCGGAGGGTTCTCGCGACAACCTCGTCCATGGCAAGTTGACCCGTCGAATCGTCGTACGTCGCATCGCCGAGCAGCACACCGGGGTGGCGCTCGGGGCGTAACTCAAGTCGGTGGACCGCCATGGCCCTCATGGTAGGAGCGTTGGCGTACCGGGGGTGGCTCGCCTCTCCAGTTCCGCCAGACGCCTCATCATCAACGCAAACCAGTCCTGCCTACCCAGTCGAGCGAAGGTCGGCTCCAGTTTCGCTAGGCGTACCCGAATTGTCACCAGGTCACTCGGGGAGATCGGCACCCGGGTGGCGAGGCGATAGTCCTTGTTCGGGTCCAGCATGAATTTCGCCAGATCGCTGAAGGTGGCATCTATGTCAGTAAACTGGTTAAACGCCATGCCGTGGTCAATTCCAACCAGGCGGCCGTCGGTTGTGATCACGAGATTGCCGTAGTGGCGATCGTTGTTGACCATCAAGTAATCTGCAATGGCCGTGAGTCGCCCTTCGCGCGACTCCGTTGCCGCAGTTAGCCGGGGTCGGTTGACGGCAAACAGGTACTCGCCGTCATCGCCGTCAATGTATTCCACAAAGATGTCGCGGCCCCGCTGAGCCGTAGCCGCCGAGCGCCCGCCAACAGCATCAAGCACCTGTGGGCCCAGCACTTCTGCGTCGTCATGGACCTTGATTTCTTCAGCCGTCTGCTGATAGCGGACACCATGGCGCTTGATTACGAATTGCTCGCCGGTCGGCGACTCCATGTGTCGTAGATCCCCAACGGAACCGCTGTTGAGCGTGCGAATTTCGCGGCCCCGAGTGCCGTTGCGCAGCAACGCTGCGCGCTTCGCTTTGGCTTCGACCTGCTGAGGCGTCGGCCCTGACGCTCTCGGCTTCGCCACCGCCGTCACCCGCGCCTTGCTCAGCTGCAGCACCGTGCCGTCCGGCAGCGTCACCGACGCCCCGCGCGTCACGACAGTGACCTGGGCCCCGGCTGGGATGTCCACACCGGACACCGACTCCATCAGGTCCGGGTCGAACTTGACCTTCGCCCCGGCCTTGGAAACCGGCTTCAGCCCGGCCTTCGTCGTGGCCCGCGTGACCGCCGACCGGAGTGCAGCCGGGCCGGTGGTGAGGGCTTTGCGAAGTGCTTCGAGGATGGCCGGGTCGGCGTTGGCGAACGGCTGCTCCGGGCCGATCAGCGCCGGATCCAGCCGCTGCCGGATGATCCGCGTCTCGGCGCCCTTGGCAATCAGTTCGTCGACCTCGGCCAGCAGCCGTGCCGTGCCCGCGCGCGACTCGATGAGCCGGTTGCGTTCCCTCGCGGCAGCCCGGACGGCGCGGCGTTCGATCTCGCGAACCTCGACGGCGGTGAGCGGCTCCACCGTCGCCTTCGACAACTGGATCGTCTCGGTGCCGCGACGGAACGACAGCCCCGGCCGGACGACCTGGACGTGGGCGGCGTCCGCGATGGTGCCGTCGATGGCCTGCATCGTCTTGCGGTCGAACCGCAGCAGTGCACCGGCGTCGCCGATGGTGTCGAGCTTCGCACCGCGCAGCTGGGCGGCGACGGCCTGACGCAGGGCGGCCGGGTCGTCGACCGCGGCGAGCAGGGCGTCGCGCACCTTGTCCGGCGAGCCGAGACGTGCCGCCGTCTGCGTGATGCGCGTACGCAGCGCCGCGCCGGTCATGCCGTTCTCGATCTGCTCGAGCACGTCGGCGCCGAGGTTGCCGACCGCGCGGGCCTTGTCGATCGCGGCCTGGCGGGCGACGGCAGCCTTCGTCGAGGTGACGGCGGGGGTGGCGGTCGGCGGCACAACCTCGACATCGAGGCGCCGGCTGCCATCGACCATTCCGCGATCGGCCACTACGCGATAGCGGAGCCCGCGGTCGAGGAGCACCTCATGCTCCGCGTCGAGCGCCAGCGCACGTGTGCCCTTCGGTGTGACGATCCGCAACACAACGCTGTCGGCGCCGCCCGGAAGGCGGGAGAACCGATAAACCTCGTCGGCCCGGGTCATCGTGCTGACGAATGACGCGTCGGACCACTCGAAGCCGGACAGGTCGCCGCTCAGTGCATCGCCGAAGATGCCGCGACCCTCGCGCAGCCCTCGCCAAAGTTCGACGTCGGCGCGAAGGGTCGACCGGTCCATAGCGTGATCGAAGGCTCGGGTCAGACGCTCAACGAATACGGCAGTCTCGCCGTCCGGCGTGGACAGACCTCGCATCGTCTTTGTTGCAGCGTCAAACGATCCGCTGGCGTAGCTCTGGAAGCCGATCCGCAACTCTTCGCGCTGCGCGGCAGTCATCCGCCCACCCTGGACAGATGTGACCATCCGCCCGTCCTCGATCTTCGTCGAGTACGTGATCGGTACCTGATCAAGCGCCTTGTCGCCGACGACCAGATCCGGCGTAGGCCGCACGCTCGGCACGTCGTCGGCGACGCTCACCGACGCCCGCGACAACTGCCGATCAGAGTCCTTCATCGCCCACGCCGGCCGGAACACCCGCACCGGTGACCCGACCGGAGGCTGCACGCCACGGCCGGCCATCTCATGCTTGGCCGGGTCGAACGGCTCGACGTCACCAGACCGGCCGGTGATGCGCACCAGCCCGTGCCGTTCGGCGATGACGTCAATCGCAGCGTTCACCGCGTCGCGGTCGCCGAGTCGGCCGGCCCGGAGCAGGTCGTCGAGCACGTCGGGGTGCAGACCGTAGCCCAACGTCGTCAGGCGAGTCTCGATGGCACGCGCCGAGGCGGCGGCGTGCACCATCTCGTCCAGCTCCGACAGCGCCTTGCCGACGTCATCAGCAGCGCGGGCACGCGCCGTCGACCACTCAGCCTCAGCCGCCGGGTCGATCGGGCGACGCTTCGCCGCCAGGATGCGTGTCTCCGCGCCCTCGATCCGCCGCTGCGCCCGCTCCATCGCGGCCAGCCGGTCCGGGGCGGCACGGTCGGCTTCGAGGCGGCGCAGGTCGGCGCGGGCCTGGGTCAGGATCGCCCTGTCCGTGATGGACAGGGCGGCCGGCACGAAGCCCTCCAACGTCGGCCCAGAATCCAGCAGGGCAACGACGTCGGCCTTGCGCGCCCGCGCGGGGACCGTGATCCCACGGGCCGCGGCGATGTCCTTCAGCTGCGGCACTGTCAGCTTGCTGTAGTCCAACGCCTCCGACGCCCGCACCACGGCAGGCGCGGTCAACGCCCGGCCGCGCGCGTACTGGTCCTTCATCAGCCGCAGCACACCCTGCGACAGACGCGACGCGGCAGCACCCGACGTCAACGCATCCGCCACAGCGGCCGCGATCATCTCGTCGATGTGCTTGACCGCGTAGTCGCCGATCTCCTGCTTGACGTAGGACACGATGTCCATACCGGCCACGTCGGCCTGGTCCTCGATCAGCCGCGACACTGTGCGCCGCAGTTCAACCGGGTCGTACTGGTGGTGCACCAGGTGCGCCATCTCGTGCGCGCCCGTGCCCACCGGCGTTGTCTCGCCCCGCAGATGGAACCGTGCCCCGCCAGCCCGGCGCAGCGACTCCCGGTACCCGACCGAATCGGTCGCATACCGCGGGTTGAGGAGCAGCTCCCGCGACCCGGTAAGCGCCACGGCGTAGGCGTTCGGGTGGTTGGCGTGCATCGCCGGACGGATCGACGCAATCTCGACGTCCGGGAACTCGGCCAACACCCGCAGGATGCCCTCGGCGTGGTCGGCTGCGATGTCAACGTCGTGGTGGTGGAACTTCGCCGGAATGTCCCGGCCGGTCAGGCGGCGGGCCTCGGCGAGGAACACCTGCTCGACCTTGCGGGTCGTACGGGCCTTCGCCAGGGCTGGGCGGAGCTCGACGTGGAACGCCGGCGCAAGCCCTTCGCCGGGCACGGCCTCCTTCGCGGCCAACCCGAGCGACGAGCGGGTCAAATCAGCCGAGGCACGGATCTGGCCGGGCGGAAGCTTCCCTTCCCAGTGCCGTTCCCACGCCCGCACCGCGCCGTTGCCCGAATGGCCGGCGGTGACCCGCTGCCACTGGCGCTGCAGTTCCCGCACCTCCGGCGGCTCCTGCTCGTGCACATACAGCGGCTCAGGACTGCACCGGCAGTGGTCGTGGTAGCGCTGCCCGTCCCTTGTGCGGGCCGCTGACGCCTCCGAGTGGTACACGGCACCACGGGACGCCAGCATCGAACAGAAGCCGCAGCCACGGCCACCCAGGCGGCGGCGGTAGCCGACAATCCCGCCCCGCGGCGAACGCAGCGTGGCGTCGAACGTGTCCCGGTCCCCGCCCAGGGCCAGCCGCGACGACGAGCCCGACAACTGCCGGGCCATCGACTCGACCGCGGCGTTGTTGGTTGCGCCGTTGCCGATGGCCGTCTTGAACGCCACCGGCCCGGTCACGCGCAACGACGTGCGCACCTGACCCATGTCGATACTCGCCGGCACCGGCCGCACACTGTGCCCCGACAGGGCGGCGTGCTGCGTCAGGTAGCCCACGGTGGACCGGCGGGCCTGAGCGTGCCCCGAAACCACCTTGGTGATCAGCCCGTCGAGGGCTGACGTGAACCACAGGTCGATCGCGAACGGGTCGGCGCCCAGCGCCAGCGAAAACACTCCAGAGGTGACAGCCGCCCCGATGGCGGACAGCTCACGCCGGTGCGCCGCTGACAGCCGGTCGGCGGCCGGGCTTGCCACCCTGCGCTTCCTGATCCGCCGGAGCCATGCCGGCCTCCGCCGCCGCCTCGGCGAGCTTCTCGTCCTCGGCGTCGGCGAGCTTCTCCCACCGCTTCAGGTCCATGTCGGTCACGCCCGGGATGCGCTCCCACAACGCCCGCGGCGGAATGGCCAACATCTGCGCCATCTTCCCGAGTGCGTCGGCGACCTGGGCCAGCGAACGGGACTCGGTGTCACGCCACACGACCTGCGCGGACGTGTCTTCCCAGCCGGCGGTGTCGCCGTTGGCCTTCGCGGCCAGGCGCAGCATCTGCTCGTTCGACTCGCCGAAGGACGTCTTCTTGTCGGCGATCTTCCGCTGGAACGGGGCCTCCAGCGCGGCCAAAGCCTCGGCCGACAGGTTCGTCACCCCGTCCGACACGAGCATCGCGTGCGCCGCCAGCTGGGCCTTCGCCGACGCGATCCGCAGCGTCGACTGGCGCGAGTCGAGATATCCGCCGAGGTTGGTTTCCTGGAACTCGCCGAACTTGGTGTCCGCCGACTCCGACTGCAGGATCCCGTCCACGCGAGGGTTGAACGGCTCCCGGGTGTTGCCCTCCGGGTCCTCCTCGATCGTCATACCGGTCACCCAGCGCTGCTTGAACGCCGCATACTGCTGGGACATCAGCAGCCCGAACGTCGTGTTGTTCAGCTGGTCCTGGTCGGGGATGAGCGGCTCAACCTCGCCCTGCGACCCGTCCTCAATGTCGCCGTACTCGTTGAGCCATCGCACCACCGGCGTCACGCCCAGGCCGTGCTCCTCGACCTTGATGAACCTTGGCGCGTCGTTGGGCTTGGCCTCGAAGTAGTACTTCGTGGTGGAGTCGTACAGGCAGACCCGGCTGATCGGCGTGGGCCGGTTCTCCTCGAGGACGTAGCCGGGCTCGCAGCTGATCGCGTACACCGGCCACTCGTCGGCGACCGCATCCTCGTACACGGCCGTCATGGCGCGCGGCGAGAACGGCTTGATCGCCGCCATCGGCTTCTTGTTCTGCTTGCCCGGCAGGACCGTCGCATACGACAGGCCGTACGCCAGGGCGGCCCGGTAGATGCCCGACTGGCGGGCGTCCATCCGGTTCGCCTGCCAGATGTCCCACGCCTTCGCGTTGTCCGACGCCCGTGCCGGCCGGTAGCCCTCCACGAACAGGTTCGACGCGAACGACGCCACCACCAGTTTCATGATGTTCGTCCGCGACATCTTGACCAGCTGCCGGTACTCGCGGGTGGCCTTCTTGGGCACGTAGATGTTGCATGCCTTGCCGGTCAGGTAGAGATGAACCTCGTCGAGGCGCTCGGCCTCCGCGTCGCGGACCTTCAGCATGTCGGCGACGACGCGTTCCGCGTCGTCCTGGCTCAACGCCACGTCATCACCCCCATCCGCGAACTCGACCCGCCTGCTTGCCCTTTTGACCACGCTTAAGCCACGCATCCGACGCCAGCGCCAGCCGCCGAACCATCCGTGCGCCGATGGCGCACACCCCAAGGTCGATCTTCTTCGGTGAGTGCTTGGCTTCCTTCGTCACCGAGATGCCGTACTTGTTCGGTGCCTTCCGCGCGTTCAGCACATGCCGCATCAGCCGCGAGTCGCCGTCGTGCGGAAAGTCGTGCTCCGCGATGTCGATCGCCGAACGCATCGCCGCGTCGGTGAACTCGCGCGTGCGCGTACGCATATCCCAGCCGACCGCGGCCCGGGCCCGACCCGGTGCGGCGTGAATGAGCAGCCGGTCGCCGAAGTCGGCGCCCCACGTGTCGATGTAGGACTCGAACTCGCGCACGTCGCCGAAGAACCCGACCACATTTGGGTGCATCTCGAACGTGCGCCGGACCACCCGGTCGACGTCGACCCGGTCCACTTCCCAGCCCTCGCCGGCCTTGCCGATCGGCTTCTCCCACGCCCCGAGCAGGAACACGAAGCCGTCGGACATGCGGCACGCCACCAGACCGGTGGAGTCGTCCGATTTCGATCCGTCGAAGAACATCACGATCGGGTCGTCATCGGCCACAATCGTGTCCGGTTGAGCGCACGCAGCCCAGTCCGGGTAGGTGCACCAGGCGTCGCGGGCCGCGGTCGGCTGGTTGAAAAAGTAGCGGCGCGAGTCGTCGACGTCCTTCTCGACGTTCCAGAACTCGTTCTCGACGATGCCCTCGAGGTCGAGCACGTCGGCGAACGGGCCATACACCTCGCGAAGGGCCTCAACCATCTCGTCCAGGTCGGTCAGGTCGACCTCGGCCGGCGCCTCGCGGTGGTCGAACAGCAGCCGGGCCGCGCGCGACTTGCCCTCGGCGATCAGCTTCGCCCGCGTGTGGGTGACCTCGGCCACCGACTCGTCCCCGGGCTGGTACATCGTCGTCGTCTGCAGCGCCCACGGCTCGGCCGCCTTGCGCTTGCGGCAGTTCCGGTCGACGGTCGTGTACATCCGTCGCAGCTCGGGCGTGCTGTAAAGGTGCGTCTCGTCGAAGACGGTGAACGTCTCCTTGCCGCCGTCCTTCGACGAACTCGACGCCGTCGAGGGCCGGATCTCTCCGCCGCCGGGGATGAACACGCGCGTCAGGCCGGACGTGCCCTTCGGCAGCCCCTCGGCCAGCGGGCCCTCGGTCAGATTGAAGTGGACGTTGTCGTACGTGTTGCCGGCCTGCGACTCCTCGGTCGCCAGGCACCGGACGAACGGGTACGTGACCGGCTTGCCCATCGGCTCGCCCGGCTCATACCGGTGCACAAAATCGCGCCAGCGGAAGATCTCGCCGCCCTCAGCCCAGCCGCCGAACCGGGCCGGGCCGAACGCCTCGAACAGCACCACAAACGCGGCCAGTTCGCTCTTGGAGCGGCCCTTCGCGCGCGAGATGACGGCCGAGTCGTACAGCTTGCGGCCATACGGGCGAAGCGCGTACGCGTCGACGATGAACCCGCCGAACTCGCCGTCGAGCTCCACCGCCAGGCCCTGCACATCGCCGGGGCCGTGCACGCAGAAGTGCTCGATCCAGTCCCAGGCCAGATGGCCTAGCGACCGGTCCCGGTCGTGCTCAGGCGCGTAGACGATCTCACGAGGCATCGGTCATCCGCTTACGCCGTCGGGCGGCCACCTCGTCGGAGCCCTCAGTCGGCTCCGCCGCCACCACCTCGCCCGCGATCTTGATTCGGGCCCGCAGCCGGTCAACGTGCGTCGCGCCGAGCAACGTCTCATTCAGCCGAATCTCGGCCATCACGCCCTTGTCCGGCGCGAGGTAGTACCGATCCACCAGCGGCGCCAACATGTGCAGCCGCTGCCAGTCGGTAACAACGAACGTCGCCGCCTGGGGGGCCGTAGCCCACGTGGCATACCAGGCCCGCGTCTGCGGGCTGTAGCCGTCCGCCCCAGGCAGCTTGGGCACGCTCGACGGCGGCTCGGACACGGTCACCTCGAGGCCCTCGTACAGGTCGGCGTTGCGGCGACGCTTGTTCTCAGCCGGCGGGCGGCCATATCCAGCCATTCGCCCTCCTCTAGCGGTCAATGTCACGCTATGTGAGCGTTGATGATCCAGATTAGTACGCACCGCGATGGGCA